TATTCGCAGAGACCCCCAAGAACCTCTTGCCGATGACGATAAAGAATGATTGGTATCCTGTGTGCTTTCATTCCAAATTAGATTATAGAAAATGGCAGTATTACAGGAGGGGATCAGGAGAGAGAGTTACAGTCTGCGATGATTGTAGTGATGAGTACCAAAAGAAAATGAAAGGGGAGAATCGGTGTTTTATAGCAGAGGCTATGCAACGATCAAAATATGTCTGAGCCAGTATCTAAAGCAGTAATGACAGTAACCGAGGTTGCTCCATTTCGGTTTGCTATCGAGATTGAGGGATCAGATTTATCTTTAGAAGTTTCACAGATTATGGTAAAGTTTCTGAATGACTGCTTACAACAGATTCATGCGGATCAAAAAATCCATTGAAAGGGATTGTATGGAACAAAGAACAGAAGAATGGTTTGCTGCTCGTCTAGGCAAGGTAACTGCTAGTAGGGTCGCAGATGTCTTAGCCAAGATTAAGTCTGGCGAATCGGCAAGTCGTAAGAACTACAAGATGGAGTTAGTTGTTCAGCGATTGACCAACAAGGTAGGGGAGTCGTTTACCAATGCTGCAATGGAATGGGGTACAGAGCAAGAGCCATTCGCTAGGATGGCATACGAGGCTCATACAGGCACTTTTGTAAAGGAGGAGGGGTTCGTAGACCATCCCACGATAGAAGGCTTTGGATGCTCTCCTGATGGCATTGTAGGGGAAGGTCTTATTGAGATTAAATGTCCGAATACAGCTAACCATATCGAGACAGTCTTGGAGAACAAAGCTCCAAGTAAATACATCCCACAAATGCAATGTCAGATGGCTTGTACAGGTGCGAAATGGTGCGACTTTGTATCATTCGATCCTAGAGTGCCAGAGGACTTGCAGTTGTTAGTAGTACGAGTCGAGAGGGATCAGGAGTATATCGACTCGATGGAAGTAGAAGTAAAGCAGTTTTTAAGCGAGGTCTTAGACCTATTTAACCAATTAAAAGCGAGGCAGAAATGACCTATGAGATGAAAGATGGCAGCTTTAGTCTATTTAAGAATGACAAAAAGCTCACAGAGAAACACCCTGATTTTAAAGGGTCGATTAAAATTAACGGAGTAGAGCATTGGTTTGATGCCTGGACTAAAGAAGGCAAGAATGGGAAGTTTATATCGGGTCGTATTGGTGATCCGAAACACAAAGGCTTTACTCCCAAGGGTGATGATGAGATGCCCAAGGTCAAAGACGATGATTTTGCTTTTTAAGTAATCCCCGATGAGATCGGCATTAGTGGCGCAATGCCACACCCTTTCAAGGAGTGCCACCCCCCTTCCGATCAGGGTGGCTTTATGACTTTCCAAACAGACTTAGAAATAGGCTTAGATATAGAGGAAAGGGTCTTGGCTATCCTACGCAAGAAATACCCCTCTGCGACCCGAATAAACGCTTTTAAAGGGTATGATATTTGGATACCTGAGATAGATAAAGCAGTCGAGGTTAAATCAGACCAAAAAAGCCAACATACAGGGAATATTGTTGTAGAGATTGAGATGTACGACAAACCCTCTGGACTCATGGCTACACAAGCAGATTATTGGGTTTTCTACGATGGGGAGATGTTTGTCATCATGCCTGTCAAAAACATCTTTAAATGTATATTTGAAAGCAAGCTACAGTATGTAGAGTTTGTTGGGAATGGAGATACCAGACCCAAGAAAGCATTTTTAGTAGATAAGAATACTTTATTCAAGTACGGCAAGATTCTGTGAAAGGTACAAAGCCCTCTCGTCTTTGCGCCTAGTAGTAAGTCCTTTTAATTCCTTACCGCCTGCCTTGTTCCACTTTAGAAACTCCTCGGCAGCACCCTCAAACTCACCTCTGTTGTGTTTCATCCGAAGGGTAGAATTTTGGAGATTACCGAGTCCAACATTGAAGGCGAAAGACACAAGTGCGCCAAACCGACCAGTAGTAAGCCCACTAGGACATAATCGTTGAACTCCGCTTTCAAACCGCGCCAAATCTTTAGCAAGAATTTCATCTACTTCCCCCATCGTTAAAACTCTATCCCATCCGCTAGGGATAGGTAGAGCTTTTCGTTCTGCGAGTAATACTCTAGCATGACTAGGATCTATGACATGACCGACACCTACAGTCCAAAGTAAAGCTGGACACCGATAAGGGGTAGTTTTAACCCCCTCATGGTGTTTAATCATCTCAATTACTTTATGGTCAATCACTTTTTAAAAGCCTGAGTTCCAAACCAGAAAGAAACAACCGATGCCCAGATAATTTGAGTCTCGTCATCCCACAAGAGATTAAGAGCTACATCGAATGGCACATCTTTATGAAAGGCAAACCAAAACCCAAATACTTCTACAAAGGCAAACATAAGGAATAGACCATAAGTAATCGCTGGTCTTACCATTGCCCTAGAGTTGATAACCCATTGTGCAGAACCCTTGCTAATCTCTATATCGTGTGCGTACAGGGATTGTCTTTCTTGTACCTGTGTCTGCATTTCTACTTGTTGCGTTCTTATTTCTTCTACATGAGCCTGTGCAGCGTAACCTTTTTCTAGAAGTTCTAGCTCTCTTTCGGTCTGGAGTCTTGCTAATTCTAGTTCGTGTTTCTTGTCTGACTTGTCTTGAAAGAAACCTAATAGACTAGGCAAACCGCCTGTAAGGAATGAAACAAGGGTAGTAAATAGAGTAATCATTTAAAAGTTCCAATATAAATAAAAAGCAAAAACTATCCAACAAGTTCCAACAACCCAAGCCCACATGAACACATTAAAATCATCTTTCATTTCCACATTCCCCATGTACATTCGTAAGCAACCCAAGCTGCAAATATATAACACAATGCCATAACGCTTTTAATTATTCTTCTATCGTGTTGTTCTAAATACTTGTCTTGCCGTTCTTCCCACTTCTTTCTAGCTTTAATACTTTGTATTTCATCCCAAGCCTTAGAACCATACTTCTTGGATATTTCGTATTTTATTTTTTCTTCTGATTGTTTGGCTATCATTAGCCTTTGGAACTCATCTACCGCATCAATGATGGTAGTGGTATCAGGATTGACAACCCTTGACTTCTTTCTTGAATCAGCCCTTTCTTTTGCTGTTTTATCCGCTACTGCTAAGACACCATCAATTGCTTTACTAAGTTCTTCTGATGCCTTTACAGACTCATTAAGAGTTTTGGTAACAGTTTTAGCACCATCTATAATTCCAAAAGGGTCGGACATAGTTCATAGGCTTAATTTAATTTCAAGACAAGAGAAAGTAGAATAGCAATAATAAAAGCTGCCGAACCTATTAGGATCTGTTCTAAGCGTTTTAGCCTAGCATTGATACCTGTATAGCGTTCAGCACAGACAGCCTCGTGAGCAGATAACGCTGCCTCGTTTTTATCTACTAAATCAATCATTATTCTTCTTTCTCTAAACTCTCTTTTAACATCTTCAAAAATGCGTCTTTTCCTACTTGTAGCTGTTGTGCTTGAAACTGTGTTGATGCTAGTTTTCTGTCAAGGTCAAGGCAATGGTTTGTCAGCATGACTTGTTCCTCTGTAAAGGTGTTCGTGTCGTACTCTTTTCCATCTATGACTAAGGGTTTCGCTTGTTTTTCGCCCATGTCGTTCTCCTAGTTGTGGTTAAAAAATTACCAAGGCAATCCAGATAACTGTACTGGATTCTTTTGTGCAGTAATCTGTGCTGCTAATGATTCTTCTACAGTCGATTGACCGATTGAGTCTTTTACCCATCCGATTACTTGTTCTTTAGTTAAGTTAGAAAAAGGAACATAAGAACCTTCGCCCTGTGTGTAGCCTACTGTGCCATAGGTAGAAGCTGTGTAATCACCATCAACAGCGTTTACTGTGTAATGTACTGTGACTACAAAGCCATCAGAAGTAAGTCTGTCCATTTGTACTACATTCCATTGGTAGTTCATATAAGTTTCCTTTTAAGGGTGTGTTGCTTTATAAGCATCAAATTCTGCTTTAAGTTCTTGGATTGCTGCCGTGAGTGTAGCTACTAAGAATGATGTATCAACACCTTGAGGTTTAATAGAACCATCTGCATTTACAGCATCTTTTTCACCGCTTACACAATCAGAAATAACCTCTTGTAACTCATGTGCAATAAACCCTTGACCATCTGTGCCATCTTCTTTCCAAGTGTAGGTGCATGGTTTTAGTTGTGCTACTTTAGCTAAAGCACCTGTCATCGGCGCAATATTTTCTTTTAAGCGATAATCCGAAGAAGTATTGTATGCAACAGTTGTTGTTCCAGTATGTGTAATAGAACCAGCAGTATTATTAGATAAATTGGTAAATAATATAAAAGGATTGCTTCCTGGCGATTGATTTGTGTTACATAAAATACAACTTCTAGGATTACCACCATCTCCACTATTTAAACCAGCAGTAATTTTAATTCCAGATGCACTAACTGGAGCTGTTGCAACACCAATTTGAGTATCAACATAAGCATCGCCAATTACTGATAATTTTTGACTAGGACTACTAGTACCAATTCCTACATTACCACTAGAGTCAATACGCATCCGTTCTGTAAAAGCAGTAACAGCATCGTTTTCAACACCAAAAATAAAATTTCCGCCATCACCACGAATGGTCAATCGTTTTTGGTCTGTTGCTGCTCCTGAGTCAATTAAGAAAATATCAGAACGACTGCTTCCAGTTAATGTAATAGATGTAGCTGAACCGCCATCAAATGTAGCTATATTAGCGCTTCCAGTAACACTCAGCCTTGATGAAGGACTAGAAGTTCCAAGACCCAAATTACCACTAGAATTAACAATCATTGATGGAGTTGTATAACTAACACCACCAGCCGCACTTGAAGGACAGAATTCTAAAGCACCCGCAACATTAAAGTTTGTGCGGATTGCCCAGTTAATTTGAGTATTTGAATTTTGGAACTCTAATGAACCGCCATCATTTGCCGATGGTGTAGCTTGACCAATATAAAACCTTTTATTACCGCTTGAATTACTAACCCTTGTGTCACCAGCTACATCTAATTTTTGGCTAGGACTACTAGTACCAATACCTACATTACCTGACGAATCAATACGCATACTCTCAACACCACCTTCTGTAAAGGCAATAGTGTCGGCTGCTGGGAAGTAAATACCTGTGTTGGTATCGCCTGTAGTGGTAATAGCTGGTAAGGATACTGTGCCTGCTTGGACTGTGGTAACACCAGTAGCAGATAATGTAGTAAATGCACCTGCTGCTGCTGTTGTGCCACCGATAGCAGAGTTATTGATTGTAGACCCAGTAATCGTTCCACCTGTAATCTTAGGTGCAGTCATGGTATATGTGCCATCACGAATACCATCTCCACAGTCTCGGATCTGCGCCATCATATCGCGCATAGTATCGTTTACTGCTGATGGGAGCATCCCCTCTGGCGCACCATCTGGAGGTGCTGCTGTGTTATTAGCAGGGGTTAGTGAGTATTTTGTATATGCCATGATTTTCCTTAATTACTCTGTTATTCCAAATGCAGCACCATACCCAAGGTTTAGTGCTTTCCGTTGTAATTCTTTGCTAATTGGTTCTATGTTTGTAGTAGATGCTTTAGACATCAATCGTGCTGCTAACTTGGGGTCTAACATAGAATCAACAAGTAATTCTCTTATTTGGTCATCTGTACCATTGTAGAGCCAATTAAGAGGTGCTACCACCTTATTTGCTGCTGCTGGTACTTCTCCGAACATCTGTTTTCCAATGATTCCACCGATAACATTAGCTGTAGAAAGATTTTTAAATGTATCTGATCCCGGCACTCTGCCTGATTTGTTTAGAACACCAGAATCTAAGTCTCTACCAACTCGTTCTAGTATCTTTACTTGCATCTGAGACATATCTGTCTCTTTTGCTGTTGCTCGAATAGCATTAACAAATTTAGGTTGAGAAAGCATAAACTGACCTACATTAATAGGATCAGGAATTGTAGAAAGAACTTTACCTCTAAATCCTTGGGCTGCTTCTACTTTCTCAATATTTTTGCTTCTTTGAGCATAGACTTTTAGGTAGTCTTTATATCCAGGTGCTGACGAATCAATAACATCATCTACAGCCTTAATAACGCTTTCTAACTGTCCTTTTGCTAGGCTGTATGCAGAACCTTCTCTATCCAAAAGACCTTGTGCTGCTGCTCTTAGATCCTTACGAACCTCATAAAGCGAACCAACTGTATCTGCTCTGTTTACAGAGTTTTTAGCAAAGTTCATAGCATTGATAACTGTAGATCGCTTGCCAACATCAGAAGCCAAAATGTCATCAATTTGTTTATTAACTACCAAAGAGATAGCAGACTGTATTTGTTGTGGTGTTTGTGTTGATGCAGCAAACGCTGCCTCTCGCATTGGTGCAGTAGCAGTCTCTCGATTAGCAACAGCAATATTAACGGCATCTTGGTCTTTAGCTAATCTGTCAATAATAGCCATTCTTGCTTTATTAGCTTCGGATGCTTGTGCAGCAAACTTACCAGTAACATCTAATCCACGAATAGGTGTTTCTGCTGAGATTAATCCAACATCTCTACTTGCTTGTGCTGTGGTTGGTGTGTATCCAGGCACTTGTGGTTGGAACTCTTGCATCCTACGAACAGCAGTTTCTGGTTGATTTGCTAACTGTCGTAAGACATTACCAGTAATTACTTCTCTGCCTGCCTCTGTAAATGGGCGAACAGTCTCTCTAACTGCTCTGCCTGCTGCTGGAATAGCTGTAGTTGCTGTGCCAGGAGCTACCATGCCTCCTAGCATTGCCAAACCTAATTGACCGCCTGCACCAACATCTGCATATTCTCTACCAGCAGCCGATGCGCCTGCTCCACCTACCGCAGCAGATGTTTGTAGAGGTAAGTTTTCAGTAAAAAACTTTTGTACAGCAGATGGTTGTGATATTGCTCTTTGACCAGCAGCTAATCCTCTTTGAACTAATGCAGCAGGAGCAGCAACACCCGATACAGCAGAAGTAATATCTTGGATTACTTTCTCGCCTCTAGTCTCTGCTTCTGGCAATCCGGCTTGTGTCATGCCTCTTTGTAGAACTTGGCTAGGCATTTGTAATCTAGGAATTTCTGTTCCTGTTACTTTGCCTACACCACCTGTAATAAGGTTAATAAGTGTATTAAGAGCATCACCAGCTAATACAGGAAGTCCTGCTGCACCTGTAGTAGCAGCCCTAGCAGTAAGACCTAATTGCCGACCAATATCTCTACCTAATTGATTTTGGTCTTGCCCACCCAAAGACTCAGCAATTAACTTTTGAGCCTGTTCTGGTGTAGTTCCTTCTGGAACTTCAAATCGACCTATTCTGCCATCTGGCATTTCATATCGAGCTATTGGCATTATTCAAATCCTAAAAATTTAACACCTCTTGCAGATGGGATACCTAAATCTTTTGATTTTGGAACTTTGTTAACTTTTTCGTAAAAGTCTTTAGGCAATACTGCACCAAGTTTTGCATCGTATTCTTGAACTGCTGTAAGGTTAAACTCGTTCTTTTTGTACAGATTTCTAGAAAAATCAGCAATTTTCTCTGCTCTTTCAGCAAACCTATTATTAGCATCAGCCATCAATGCGCGACCAGACTCTGAATTAGCAAGACTTGGAACTGCATTAATATATGCTTCAAATTCAATATTAGATGTTGCACCAGAGCCAGGAGGTCTAACTTTAACAGCAGTTTGGACTACTAAAGATTTAGCCAAATCGTTTGCTGTTACTGTGTCTGTATTTAATCCTAAAGTTTTTGCAGTATCGGCTGTTAATTGAACTATCTTACCGCCACCTTTACCTTTTAACAGTTCATTAATCTGTGTTGCAGATGTAGCAAATTGTCTTGCAGATACAGCTTGGTTTGTAAGGTTTTCTACTACACCCTTATCAATCTCTGCTAAGTTCTTTTGACCAAGATCAACTACTGTCCTTGGTGCGGATAGTGTTTTGATTCTATCAAACGCTGCTTTTTGATCTGGTGGTAATTGGTTATATGCTATTGCAGACTTAATATCGGCAGGCAAATTATCTTGTTTAGCAGTAAGTTCTGCATACTTGCCAGGATCTGTAGCAGCCAAGAATTGCAACGCTGCTGCATTAGCTTTGACTGGATCTACAACAGTTGGTAAGTTTCCTCGTAATGCTGCAACAGTTTCAGGCACAGCCATATCTCCACCAAACTCAGGGCGAGATAACATTTCTAATTGAGATCCTTGACCTGTAGCCATAGGAATAGCCTGTGGAACTTCTGCACCTTTTAGAACTTTTTGATATTGTTCCTGTGCTTGACGCTTACGCTTAAATTCCTCTAACTGCATATTAGTTACAATTTGCTTTAGACTGCGATCAAATGATTGGTTATAGCCTTCTAGCCCTGCGCCTAATGCACCGCCTAAAGCCTGTCCTGTGCTAATAGGTTGTCTTGTTTGTCCAGACGATCCTAGTAAAGCAATAGCAGCGTTTAGCAAGGCGGATTGGTTAGCACCAGACCGCATCCTTTGTGTCTCGGCAGGACTAATAAACTGAGAATAGTCTGGTTGTTGTCCGAATAAAGCTGATAGATCAATTGCCATAATTTATCCTAATAAAGAATTTGGATTTCTTGCTGTCATTCTTGGTGTAAGCAGGTTTAATAATCCTGAATAATCTACGCCACCATACGGATTAGTTTGTGCGCCACCAATCATCATCTGTGGTTGTTGCATTGGTTGTTGTCTACCACCTAACAAACTACTTCCAGATCTAAGGGCTTGTAAGGCTTGTCTAGGAGTAATGTTAAATCCAGTTGAGCCTGGTAGGATGTCAGAGCCAGAGGATAAAACTACATTACCATTTGCATCTAGGATAATGTCTCCAAGTTCGCCTGGTATGATGGTTGCTTCTGGTGTAGCACCACCACCATAAAATCCACCCTCTTGTATATCAGCATCGCCAAGCGAGACTCCCATATTGAAATCTTCGCCTGCGTTAAACTCGCCCATGTTGAAATCTTCGCCTGTACCATACCCACCACCACCAAATTGACTACCTAATTCAGCACCAACTTGTTGTCCAACATAAGACTTACCGGCAGATAAAAGACCTTCTCCTATAGTTCCACCTTCTTCTATTGTGTCTATACCATCAATAAGAGGTATAGCCCATGCGTTTCCACTAGCAACGGCAGCAACTTTAGCACCGAATTTAACAGGATCATCTGCAATTTCTTGTAATTGGTTTCCTACATAATCTCCAGCAGAACTAACAGTATTCTCTACAAAATCTCCAGCAGAGCCAACAGTATTTTCTACAAAATCTCCTATGAATCCACCTCCACCACCTTGTGGTTTAATCTTGCCATTGCCAATATGCTCAAAAGCACCTTGTGGCAGATCAGGAATGTCCATTAAGGCACAAGCTCGATTATTAAATCTCATAATTTATGCTCTATCAAAATTTGTTTATCTATAAATCCAAGCCTGTGAGTTAGTCTTGCTAAAGACTGCCTAACATAACCTTGAACTTTCGTTGCTCCAAAAGCCTTAAAAAGTAAACACAACTGTTTATATGCTTCTTTATTTGTTACAAACTTACCACCATATGCACAAATAAAAGCTACTTTTTGTTTAGGATATTGAACAAAAGATATAACGATGACACCTTGTATTTTATCTTGTTCTACACCCACAAACAAATCTAGTAATCCACTTTCTAAAGATTTTTTAAGATCCGCAGAATCATACTCATCACACTCACTTTGTTCTAATGCTTGATCAATATAACCCTCTATTACAGACCATTGAGCATGTATTTGTTGAGGGCTATATCGTCTTACTAGCAATTAGAAGTAACCACCACCTAGTAACCCACCACCTAAAGCTCCTAATGCACCACCAGCTATACCTCCATAACCACCTAAGAAACTAGATGGCAACATACTGCCTAGTGCGTAACCACCTAAACCGCCTGCAATACCACCACCAAGCGCGCCTGCCGTTCTGTTTTGATAGGTTGGCTGTGCAGCAGGAGTTCCAAACTGACCAAGTGGTGAGCCGTAGACAGACGATAAATAGCCTGACAACTGCTCGTAAGGTAAACGCTGTTGGTAAGCAAACCGACTCATCTGCTCTTGTAGAGGTTGTGCTGAAATTGCCTCTCTTTGTGCGCCAACTTGTCCTAGTGTCTGAGAAGGCAAGAACTGCTGACCATACATCTGTGGTGCCGCTTGAGCTAATGCAGCTTGTTGAAACTGAGCTTGTTGTTGTCTTGCTCTTTCCTGTTGGTACTGTGATCCAGCAAGGTTAGAAGTTACATCGCCCAATGCACGACCAAAGCCCTCTGTAGCCGTTCCTAATGCTCTTTCCATAGAACCGCTACCTAAACGACCAGACTTGCTGTAAAGGCTCGATATGCCAGGCAATATTTCTTGGCTAAATTGTTGGGTTAGTGGGCGAGTCGCAGCCTCCATCATTGCTTGTTGGTAGGGGTTTGCATTTAAGAAACCACCGGCAGCAGTCTGTCCTACTTGACCTAAAGACGATTGATAAGCCTCTTGAGCCTGTTGTAGAACAGGAGATTGTTGTCGAGCAATATTTTCTTGAGCCTGTATTGCTTGTAATGTTTGTTCCGATGGGCTTATATAAGTTTGACCAGGAAACATTTGTGGTTGTTGGCGCAAAAATATTTCTTGTGCTTGGCGTAAACCCTCTGTTAGGAATGGTCTGATACCAGCATCTATCTTAGATGCCTTTTCATCTGGTGTGCCAGGTGTTATAGGTTCGCTAGGTAGAAAACCAATAGGATTGGAATAAGTATCAGAAAGAACTCTTGGTTGTGTTCCAAGACCTCCTATTCCAACATAATCTAAATCGTTACGAGTATATGGATTAGCTAAATCGTATTCACGCTGGTTTAATCTCATGCCGCCTGAAGAAGGTATGCCACCAAAAGGATTATTAAAGGAAGGTGGTTGTGCCGGTGGGATTATATTCCCAGAGCCATCAATTCTATTTCCAAGATTATCAAGATATGTAGTTGTACCAACGCCGCCAGCACCACCTGGACTTACTATGGCACTTCCTGGAGGAGCAAATGGCTGCGATTGTGCATTTCCGTAATTTTGGTTATAAAACTGATTAAACGCCTCTGCATCTGCTCTATATCCGTATGGCTGACCAAACTGATCCAAGCCTGCAACTGTTGCACGAACACTTCCTAATGGGTCGCTTGCTCTTTGCGCGTCTAATTGCTGTTGAAACGCATTTCTAGCTTCTTGGTAATTAGGAGGCAATTGTCCGATTGAATTAAACGATTGTGTTAAAAATGGGTTCAACATTGTTGAGTCTCCAATTGCCATAATTATTCCTTTATCCTACGATGATGTATTTATAAGTCATGCCTGATACTGTATTAGCTGGATGGCTAATAGTGGCACTTCCGTTGGTTACTGCCGATATATAAGGCATTGTAAAAAGATTACTGGTATAGCCATTTGATGAGAGATAACTCATTGTGGCAATAATGCTTGGTGTTGCTGGTCTAGTTGGTGTGCTTTGTGTTGCAAAATGCTCAATGCTTACACCAATGTCGGTTGGTCTCCAATACAACTCTACATAATCGTCTTTTTGCAATGCAATAAAGAAGTTTAGTGCTGCAATAGCTTGGCTTGCTGAGCCACTTGATTTTCTAGCTTTAATACCAAACTCACTATTACTGTTTGCTACATTTGTTCCGTTTTTACTAAACCAAATACTGACTGTTTGTACATCGTTGGTCGTATTAGTTAGTTGTACAGAAAACTGTATGTTATATAGTCCAGAGTAACCTGCTGTCAGTTTTGTATTACTTACTAGACTTGCACCTAACGCATAATCAGTTGTAGAAAACGACATAACATTGGCTGCTGTCGTTGTTGTCGCTGCCTGATCTGTATCGTCTTGTACCGCTAAATAAGGGTAATACGCTGTGGCTGATGTATCGTCTGTAGCCATCAACAAGATGACAGAATCTACACCAATACGAGCATCTGTAATCGTTGTAGTGCTTGCACCGCCTGTTGCTAGAGTTACCGACCCTGTATTGTTAGTCTTGCCATTCATAATGCCATTGACTACTTCGGCAACACCCCTTTGGTCTGCACCAAATGGAGGTAATAATCGAAACATTATCTAGTTCCTAATGGATTCATTTCTACATCAATCCCTACTGTGTTATTCCATTGACCTGTAGGAGTTAATTGTAGACGATGATACCTTCCGACACCACGAATAGATACTCTATTTTCTGCATCTGCTGCTGTCTGAGAGCCAAATACGACTTGCTCACTTAGAAGCCTACGAGAGAACAATGCAACACTTCCAGAGCCACCATCTACAATCGGTTTAGCAAGAGTAATAGCAGCAGTTGTGCCTGGCATCTCAATATCGCCTGTCTCAATGTAGGCTGTATTGTTTGTGCCTGAGAAAGTAACAATCTTGGTATTTCGTACACCAGCAAACTGCATCTTGCCACCAAGCCATACCCTTTCATCAAAACTAGACAAAATCTGTTCTAGGTTGCCAAATACATCCATGCCATCCAATGTAAAGGATGGCGTAGAAGAAGAAGCTACTCGACTAGCATTAGTTGTTCCACTAGTCCATTTGTTTGTTTGATAATTAAAGATAAGTAATTTATCTACAGTTGCAGATGCTTGAGATGCATACGCCCAAACAACAAGTTTTCTAAATGGATCTACCGCAGCAGACATTAGGTTTATTAAACCATCATCTACATCTGACCAAAAATAACGATTAACCTTTTCGTTTCCAATTGGTAGTATTTGTTGTCCATCACAGGCATAAAAGCCATCATCTGATAAGAAGAACGATGTTCCACCATACTGAATAATGGAGTTTGCCTCGTAGCACCCTTGGTTTCTGCTGATATTATCAAACTGAAACACCAAAGGACTACCAACATATGACATCCGATGGATAGAACGATCCATAAAGACTAAACCATACTCGCCACCTGTAAGACCGACTACAGAGCCACCATCGGGAATGTCTTGGAAGTCTGCCTGTGTCGTTGCAGAATTAGCCCAAGAGGATTCGTCTCCTAACGCTGACCATTGCACCCTGTTTGGATATACAGTAGAGCTATTTACATAGCCTGACACTACAAAGTCTCTAACTACTGTTACATACCTAGATTGAGGAGCATCGGAGGCTAAGTCTTGGAATGTAGAACTTGAGTTTACATTGTATCCCTGTAGCCTGTTACCACCATTCGCTGCAACTAACACATTACCAAACTGGGTAAATCTCCAACGCTGATTTGTGGGAGTTGTATATAAAAAGGTTACTGTGCCTGTATCAGCAGTAGTAACAATGTCTGTGCCTGCTTTGGTATAGGTAAATGTCGTAGTTGTTGGTACTGTTTCAACAATAGTTGCACCATTAACACCTGTTGAAGAAGTTGCTGTTACTGTTAGCGCATCACCCACAGAATACCCATGAGCAACCGATGTGGTAATAGTAACAATATTCGTTGTTCTGACAACATTAGTAATCGTTCTACTGGCTTTGACTACAGAATCTAATGATAGGTCTGTCGTGTCTAATTTAAATAATTTGGTAGAACCACCAGCAAATACTGTGGTTGCACCTGCTGTTGTTTTAGCAGCTACAACATTGTTTAGGTTCTCGGATGCTGCTGCCGAATAGTCCTCTGCTGCATTGATAGCACCATAACCCACAGCTTTAGAAAAGACATTCTCTGCCCTTTGTAAGCCATTGGCTAGACCTGGCTGATCTGGAGTCCACTCCCCGAAAGTTATTCTACTTATTGCCATTGTGAGTTTCCGCTAGATATATTTGACCAAGTTGTTACTGTTGGTGTTGTTCCTGTCCAAGTCTCTGAGCCTGCTGATGCAACAGTCCATACTGTCGCACTAGGTGATACACCTGTCCAAGCCTCTGTTCCTGCTGTTTCGTCTGTCCAATTATCACCTAGGACTCTGCCAAAGCAATTAACTAGAGTTATTCCGTTGACTGTAGCTACTGCGCCATAAATCACTACAGGGTTTGCTGTAACTGTCGCAAAGCACTCTATTGAACCTGTACCTTCAAACTCTACACCGCCAATAGCACTAACTGTAGCTGTTGCTAAGATACTGCCTGCACCTAGTCTTTCTCTGATTCCTTCTGCGACTGCTGTGCCTGTGGCTGAAATAGAGCCAGAGCCTGTTCTAGTCCTAACAGCGACTGCCGATACTGTACCAGTTGCGCTGATAGCACCTGATCCACCAAATATTCCAAATCCATTAGCGAGGATCGTTGCCACACAGCTAACAGATCCAGAGCTTGTTCTAATTCTGATTGATTCTGCACTTACTGTTCCTTGTGCTACGACTGAGCCTGATCCACTACGGATTGCAAAACCACTTGCAGTTACTGTGCCATCGGCTGTTATAGAGCCTGATGAGGTTCTTGTTCTTACTGCGCTTGCTGATAATGTGCCATCTGCTGTTACTGAGCCTGCACCTTGTCTTGTCCTAATACCATTGGCTGATGCACTTGCATTAGCTGTTACCGAACCATCACCATACAGAATACAAGTGTTAGCTGAGTTCCATATTGGATCGTCAAACGAAATAAGTATTTGTTCAAGCGTTCCAAACTGATCTATGCTATCAATTGAGAACGCACCACAGTAATCTGCTGGCATATTACGCCAATGTTACTGTCAAACTTCCTGTTGCAATCTTAAACAAATCGCCTGTTTCTATGGTCTTGGATGCATCTAGGGCTGTGTGATACAAAAGGTTGCCAGTAGTAAGTGCATCTAAGATTCCAATATGGCTGACTGTTCCCCAAGTAGAAGTACATTGTGGGAAGGTAATGTCAGCAGTTGTGGTAGATACTCCGTTACTAGGTGCGCCAAAGGTAGCTGATTGACGAGCATACGATCCACCGCTTACCTCTGTGCCTGTGCCTGCGTCTGTTGGGTCTGTTGTATAAAGACCAACATAGACTGTTGCAGGAGAGGTAAAAGTTGTTGCTCGTAGAGATGCATTAATTAGTGCATTTTCTAGGTAGTTTGACATTTCAGCCATGATATTTCCTTATCGTGAGGTTACGCGCATTTGTAATGGAACACCCGAATACTCGCTATTTTGGTCTGCATCGGATATGTTTTTGATTGCTCTGTCGTACAGGGTTGCCCATGTCTGACTTCTTGCATCGTTAATTAAGTATGGCTCTGCTTCTAAAAGAGAGGCATAGACGAGAGCATCTGGATAATTAGCAAGAAATACATTGCTTGCATTACCAGTAGACAATACAGTAGGTTTAGCATAGTAGAGGATCTCCAATGTGTACGCTGTATCTGGCTTTGGTGCTAACTCAAACTCAGTTGCCAGAATTGTGTAATAAATTGGTTTGCCACTCTCGTCTGCTGGAGCATCCCTAGTAAACAAACTAGGAGACATATAGGTAACTGGGTATCTTGGGTTGCCTTGGATATGTAAATCTCGAATCTCTAAGAAATCTGTTGGTAAGGCTACTTTGCCATCACCACTTACTGTTAATGCTGTAGCTGACTGTAACATCTGCCGAGTGCGTAGGTCTCTAGCCATGCGTAGCTCTGCAAAGCTAATAAAGTCGGGGATAACCGATGTTAGGTCAGATCGACCTAAGTAGTTAGCCACCGATGCTTTGAGATCGGTAAAGTTTGTATAAGCCATAATCTCTCTTACTCTTTTGGTATTTCGATGTTATCCCAGCCATAGACATACTGCCCGATGTGCCGGATGCCTTTCGATAGATCGTGATCTACCCAAGTATCAAATCCTGCGTCTTTTGCTTTAATGCAGAAGTAAATATCCTCACCTAGTATTTTGTTGTTACCAAGTTGCTCAAAATAGAAGTAAGGTTCTTCCATTGCCTTAAATACTTTTGTCTTAACCAACATTACTCCGCAGCCAATGCCATCAGCTTTACTGATTCCTGACATTGTGTTGGAATAAATAGGAAACCAATCGACAGATCCATCTACTTCGCTTATCTTGAAGTTTTTGGCTGTCGGTTTGACAGGCTCAGATCGTGTTGTCGCATTGACTCCGATAATATCCTTATCGTGTGCCATGAGGATCTTGAGTGTGTCCTTTGGAAACCGCATATCAGCATCTACAAATAACAGATAATCTGCTTTTATTTCTAGTGCTGTTTTAACTAAACTATTGCGCTGGTCAAATATTAGCGTTCCAGCACTCGTAAACAGGTCTATATCGTGTTTTGTGGTCTTAATGGTATACGCACACATTGCCACCAAATCAAACGCTGTAGCGACCTCCATTTGCCCTCTAGCAGGGATACAAATAGCGATTCTCATACCTCACCCCCTCTGGTTCTAAACACCCTATTATCGGGGTCATTTAGCCATTTCTTGAGGGCTTTAGGGTCTTGGATATGAAAGCCACGCATAATGCCTTTAGCGTTCAGATCATTAATAATTGCTAGGGGTAATTCTGCTATTTTGTTCTTTGGGTCAAACACTTCGCCTGACCATCCTGTTTTGCCAGGATTGTTGTTGTACTGCGCTTTTGTATGCTCTGCAAAATCCGTTAAGTCGGTCTGCGAGTGGATAACAATCCCACCATCGCCATCCGATAATGCTGTACGAATCTCACCATCTACAGTTTCTAAGTATTTCTTCACAGTTTGATCCACCTTTCAGGAATAATGTCGCTATCGTCTAGCCCATTGGTGAACCACTTTTTCGGTGCTACTACTTTGTTTCCTTTAGCAAGCCAAGCACCCCACCATCCATACGAGCTATTCGCTATGATATGGTTTTTAAACGAAGAAAGCAACGCTAAATCTTGCACAGGATTGCTACAAGGCATGACCATATCAGCCCATTCTAGGTTCTCTACACACCACTCAGGGTCATCTGAGAAAACCACAAAAACGCTGTTAGGGAAGTTCTTTCTAGCCTCCCTATAGTAAGCCTCATCCAACTGTACGAAAACATCTGGTAGGCTCAAATAATCGCCCCTACGGACTGTTACTGCCACCATGTTATCGTCTATCTCTGCCTTGGGTAAATAGAACTCCTTGCGGATCTCATCTTCTACACAATCAAAGTATTTCTCTGTCTGCCAGTAGCCCACCATCATTCCTGACTTGGTGATCTCTTGGTAACTATGTTGTCTTTCCTTTATTGACTCCGCAAAATTATCTGTTACATGAAACGATA